GTATTCGTAGACGAGATTGATAAGATCGCACGTAAAAGCGAAAGCACAAGTATTACCCGTGACGTTAGTGGTGAGGGTGTACAGCAGGCACTGCTCAAATTGATTGAAGGTACTAAGTGCCGTATTCCTGCAATGGGAGGACGTAAGCATCCTGACGGCAACATGATCACTGTAGATACTAAAAATATATTGTTTATTGCAGGTGGCGCATTCGTAGGCCTTAAGGATATTATTAAAAGTCGCGTTAAAGGTACGACAATTGGTTTCAATGCCACAGTAAAAAGCGACATAGATGTTGGGTTAGAAGATGTTAATCCAGATGATTTAACTAGGTTTGGCCTCATCCCAGAGTTTGTAGGTAGGTTCGCTACTACTATCCCTGTAGAAGATTTGACTAAAGACCAACTTATTCAAGTGTTGACAAAGGTAAAAAATAACTACATCGATCAGTATTGCTATCTATTTGAGATTGACGGTATTAAGTTAGAGTTTGACAAGCAAGCAATTGAGCAAATAGCAGAAAATTGTCTATCCCTCAAGACCGGGGCGAGAGGACTACAAACTGAGATAGAAAAGGCATTAATGCCACATATGTTCAACGTCAGCAAGTACAAGAAAAAGGGAATCAAAGAGATAAATATTACACAGGATTTAATAAAGAATCCTAAATCTCTAATATGAATTTAAGTGGAAGAAAGGTAATTGTAAAAGACGGGAATGTAGAAAAGGCACTCAGAAAGTTTAAAAAGAAGGTGTCCGAATCCGGCTTGCTCATGGAATTACAACAGCGCGAGACATACACTAAACCTAGTGTACGTAAAAAGTTAGCACGTAGCATGGCCAAGAAACGCTGGCAAAAGCAACAAGCACAACAAAATCCATATACCCATAAAAAGTAACATTTTTTGCGAAATCTGTTAAGATAAATACTTAATACAGATGCCGATGGTCGGGTCTGTATTAGTCATAACTTGCTTAATGAAGGAGAAATAATATGACAAACACATTAACCCTACGTTCCTTTGACATTCCGTCAATACATAAATTCGCAGTTGGTTTCGATAGTATGTTCGATGAACTAATGCGAGTATCAGCACAACAAGGCAATCAAAATTATCCCCCATACAATGTTGTAAAACATAGTGAGGATAAGTTCGTTATTGAACTTGCAGTCGCTGGTTTCCGTGAAGGTGATATTAACGTGACTGTTGATAAGAACCAATTAACTATTGTGGGAGAAAAGATTGAAAGCCTTGATGAACTAGAAAAGAATGTAGAATATCTACATCGCGGTATTAGTTCACGTAGTTTCAATCGTTCATTTACTCTTGCCGATCACGTTGAAGTGACTAGCGCAGATGTAAGTAATGGTATCCTTGCAATCACCCTTGAGCGACAAATTCCTGAAGAGTTGAAGCCCAAGAAGATTGCTATTTCCTACAATAAATAATATAGTAGTGACTAATGTGTTCGCAGTCGCAAGGCTGCGAACACTCTACAAAGGATACAAAACATGCCAAATAATGAGATTAAACATAAGATCAAGCCTAACCTAAAGTTAGAAGAACCACCTTTGTTCCGTATCATCTACATAAATGATGATGTCACTACAATGGAATTCGTTGTTACTAGTTTGATTGACTACTTCAATTATAACCCAGATACAGCAACTACACTAACTAAAAATATCCATGAACAGGGTAGCGCAGTAGTAGCAGTATTACCTTACGAAATTGCTGAACAAAAGGGTATTGAAGTTACCCTTGAAGCCCGCGCACAGGGTTATCCACTTCAAGTTAAAGTTGAAGCAGAAAAAGTTTAAACGTCTATAGTTATTCTTTTAGCCCAGTAAGGGCGTTTCTTGTAATACGGATTGTTCAAATAGTGGATGCCATTATAAACGGTGTCCACATCCGTTTCAATTCCACCAAAAGCCCAGTTTGTGATTTTCATTTCTGTATCACTTTGTAAACAATAGTCGGGATAGATGTGATCATCTACGTGATCTGGAACTTTTCCGAAATACAATTGCCTGCGAGGAATGCAGGCACTAATCAATAAAATCTTTTTAACATCCAAATGTGTTTGTAATTTAATAACAGATTTGTTTAGATATGCTATATCGTCCAGTCGATTTTTGATAAGGTTCATATCAATATCTTCTTTACGATCAGCACTCCAACCATTAGTACCTAAAATTGCTATACCATCAATGATTACAACATGATGGTATAGCATTGCTACTTTAGGCAATTTTTTAATGACAGCGAGGATTTCTTTAGTACGTATATCAGGATCTAAACAATCCTTGTACTCAAGCAATCCAGGTACATAAAATATACCTTGATAGAATTTACTCATATGTGTTAATGTCTGATAAAGCGTTCTTAAATCAGAACTTACATTACCTGCAATAATACAATACAAACTAGTTGCTTTATTTTCCCAGTTGAAACTATCTTCCGGGTCTAAATTCAAATCGCTAACTAGATCAAATCCTATCTCCATCTGTCATTACTTGGCTACTTTAATTTTTTTAGCAGCAGCCTTAGCCTTACCAGCAGCCTTCTTGGCTCCGGCTTTGACTTTCTTACCAGCAGCCTTAGCATCACCTAGATCAATTTTGCCGTCTTTATTAACGTCGAGGGCTGTTTTGACTTCAGTTTTGACTTCTGATACTGCTTCTTCAACTTTTGTTTCAAATGCTGCGTCAGTCTTATTGCTTACTACACGGTAAACAACATAGATTACTACGACAGCTACTAATAGTCCGATTAACCACATATGTGTATCTCCTTAAAAATGTATTTACTACCAAAATATAATAGTAGTATTTTTTATAAGTTAAATATCTTTATGCGCTTCAAAGACCTAAAAAAGCTCATGGATGAACCCTTACCCAATAAAAGTCTACAGCGTTCCAAACCCTATAGACCCAAAATGAAGGAAGTAAAGGCGCTTTTTAGGCTTATAAACCGCGAAATCTTCTATAATAGACTGCCCATGCCCAAATTTGTTTTATGTAGATTATACGATGCTATAGGGATGTGCAGCGGTGCAGAGGGCCCGGTTCGTAAAACTAAGAGTTATTGCACACTATATCTAGCAGATCGATATTATTGTCGCCAATGGTTTATATCTACACTAGCGCATGAGATGGTTCATCAATATCAGTGGGACGTTTACAGCAATATACGTGTGAATAGAGGTTTACCAAGACATATGAGCCATGGTCCTACATTCTATATCTGGCGTAAAAAGTTATCAAAATACGGTATCGCACTAAAACAAAACACATTAAAAGACCATCACTGGTTTAAGAAACAGGATACTACCCAAGTTTAACTAAATAGTATGATGCGCGATATTTTAAACATATTAGACAAATTTTCTGTGCTTACTGAAGCCACAGGTCTTGCTGGTAGAAAACCAGGAGATAAGTTTAAAAACGCCCAGGGTGATGTTTTAAGTTTTGACAAAATAGAATTTTTTCCAAATGAGGGTGGTAAATTAGACTCTGCGCAGATAGACAACATAGTAAGTCAACTACCAAATGTAAAATGGCAAAATAAGAAAACAGCAAAGACCGGCGGTATAGCAATCGCTACGTTTACATCTGACAACGGCGAAGTGCAATATGGTTTTTTCAAGGATGAGATACATCCTGATCCTAGACAAAACAAAATTAAAAATGAATTCGATGGTTATAAGTTTTCAGGTAAGTCGGCAGAAAAAATGCAATCAGGACTTACACCGCAAGATTTGCTAACTCAAAAACGTGACAATCTTACAAGGGAAGATATAATCAATCAATTATCAAATAGTTTAGGTCCTAATAATCCACTAGTAGATGTAGCCAAACGAGTTGCTAGTGGTCAAAAACTACCAATCATATTTCCTGCACCAGATGGTATAAGTTTCACAGGATTCAGAGATTATTTCTGTGAAATATTACAACCAATGGCATTACAGACAGGACAATACAAAGGTAATGCCGGCGAAGCAGCGGAAACATTTTTAGGCGGTAATTTTGCTGATACTGTGATATCATTTGACGCTGCTAAAAATGCAGGTTTATCTGATAGCATATTAACTAATAGTGAAGGCAAATACATCAAGGTCAGCACAAAGGGCGGTCGTGGCGCAGAAGCAAGCGTGAAGAATTTGATTGACAGTGTTGAAGAACTAAAAGCAACACCTGCTGGACAAAAGTTAATCAACAAGCATAAGAAAAGTATTGAGATATTACAAAAAATAAAAGAGTTAGGTCAAGTAAAAGCACCTTTATATTTGGGCGTAGAGTTTAATATAATTTCACAAGAAGAAGCAGACACTATTTTAAGATTGCGCAATGTAAGACCTATCAATTTAAATGATATCGATAAATTAAATTTAGGCGACAACCTAACTAAGTTAGCAAAAGAACGTAAGCGTAGAAAACTTAAAGGAACTAATGATGCGGAGCAAACAACAAATTTGTTTTATCATTTGCTTGCCAGTGTTGCAGCATTATCAGCAAATGAAGTCAATAACAAAACAGACTTTAGCGATAC